GTTGGAATAGATATGCAAAAATTCATTTGCGGATATGGAGCAAACTTTATAGGGAGCAGTTATGTTTCATGTGTTGGCATAGGCTGTTAGCCACAGTGGGGACTTGGAAGTCCATCAATCAACTTCCCTATAGCCTTTCCAAAAGAATGTTTTATAGCAGCAATAACTCGTGCAGCAGGGAATTATGAGCATTCAATTGTTATAACAACTAAAAATAAAACTAATTTATCTTGGATATGCAAAGGATATGATAATAGCGCAGGAAATACTTATGCTAATTGGTTAGCACTTGGTTGTTAGCTACAGTGGAGAAATAACCCTGGTTTATGGGCAATACCATTCACAGAATTTGTTGCTGGCGGAATTACCATGACACGCACAGGCTCGCAATCATCGGGAACTTGGTATGGTGATTCCGGAACAATTTCACTAACTGGTTATACAGCTTCATGCGCAACAAATGAAAGTTGGGTATCAAATATTAGCGGATCTGCAATAGCAGTAGGCCTTTAAACAGTGGGGATATTCAAATTCAACAGGAGTTACTTTCCCTATCGCTTTTAGAGAGTGTTATGCCGTTGTAAGTAATGCTCACAGCAATACCACTGGAAATACCGATCATTATCATCTCTTAAGTTGGACATCAACAGGAGCCGCTTTTGGTTATTGGAACATGAGTTTCTACGGTACACTTTATATCGCCCTTGGGGTCGAGTAAACAGTGGGGAAATGGTTCGTCATCTTCATTCAGCAAAAAAGATTATGCTACGCCTAAAGATATTGGTACAGTAACCATATCTACGCCAATTTCAATGTCAACCTTATATCAGGGCTTTATATGTGCTTCCTCAACAAGTGGCCCGAGTTTATTTGTTGGTTTTGTTACAGCGTATTCAGGTAACTCACTAACTGTTAGATTGATAACTAGCCTTGATTCAGGAAGTGGCGGCTCACTAGTCCCTAATTACATTCTTTTAGGCCATTGAACAGTGGGGAACGTGTGGAAGCGGAATAAACAATTTACCGCTAAGATTTAACGAAAAAATATTTATTTGTGTAGTTACTGATATAACTTCTTCTACTACCAGCTCTGACGGTTACTTCTCGTTTAATAATGATAAATCTACGATCAACAGTATTTTCATTACATCGTCAGGAGCTTATGGCGGCAACTATATTGTTGCTGGTGTATAAACAGTGGGGAATAGTTTATGCTGAACAAGGGTATATTATTGTTACATTGCCTTTAGCATATAGCTCAAATAAATATGTTGTCATAGGCCAAGATCTCGACTACACAAGTAATGATACCGACGGTTACGGTGAAAACGTAGGCGTAACTCAGGTTACAACAACTTCGATACGTGTTTCGATTACGAGAGGTCGTTATCTGTCCTATTGCACAATAGGGTTTTAAGACACAGTGGGGATATTGTTCATCACGTACAGCAACATTTCCAATTCCGTTTCCAACTGCGGCACTATTCATTGTTGCCGTACCAAAAACTACAAGCACGTCAGCTACGGCAACTGGGGCAGAATATTTAGGCACTACCAGTGTTAATTTATACCTTCACGGAACTTCTGGCTGGTATTTCGTTGGCGGCCATTGAACAGTGGGGAACGAATCGTACAAATGGTATTTATTCGTTTCCAATACCATTTACAGAGGCACTTTGTTGTTTTGGTGGTGGCGAGGCTGGTAGTGGATATTACGATAATGCAAGTGCCTATAGCAACACGCAGGTTCGTGTTTATTCCGATGGATCTTCAAGATTTGTCAGTTGGATTGCTATAGGTGCCTAATAAACAGTGGGGAATGACGGTAAACCAGGCTACTACTTTTACCTATCCAATAGCGTTCTCTTCAAACAATGTACTAGCTTTTAAACAAGCAAAATCAAACAGCAATGGTAATAATTATCTAATGCGAGAAGCTGGGATCGGTATTCCCAATAATATTTCGGTATCATTACCTGGAACATCTCCAGCTTTGAGTTTTTACGTTTTTGTAATTGGTTGGTAAACAGTGGGGAATTAATAGCGCTGGCAACGACGGAAGCGAGGGAGAAAGCGGTTGGTACGCATTTCCTGTGAATTTTAATTCTGCTTGTTTTGCCCTATTTTGCGGACTAAGAAACACCGATACCAACAAACCAACAAACTACGATTCAGAAGTACAGCCACGTAACTGGACAACCACCAAATTCAACGTATACAAACAAAATTATGGCGGTAATCCATGGTTTGGTAGTTTCATTTGGTTTGCTATTGGCCGATAGCCAGCCAGTTACAAGCTATAACCCTACTGTTACCCTCTGAGTTACGTGTAGACATGAAAAAATTTGTATTTGTAATACTCGTTGCTGCAAAAGTATATTCGTAATTTATAGCCCTCTTACTTCCGTAAATACCAATTACAGAGTTAGTAAATTTAATTGGAAATGTTTGTGTTGATTCAGAATTTCCATATCCCCACTGTTACTCGACCCCAAGGGCGATATAAAGTGTGCCGTAGAAACTCATATTCCAATAACCAAAAGCGGCTCCTGTTGCTGTCCAACTTAAGAGATGATAATGGTCGGTATTTCCAGTGGTGTTGCTGTGAGCATTACTTACAACGGCATAACACTCTCTAAAAGCGATAGGGAAAGTAACCACTGTAGAATTAAACCATTTGCGAATTTTACATAGCCATTTTGAGCCAACAATGAATCGACTATACCACCATTATTAGCGGCTCCAGCAAGCAAATGAACAAAAGCAGTTGTAGCAATTTGAGTATTATTTACCGTCTTGGCTGCTGTTGGTGCTGTAGGAGTTCCCTTAAAATCAGGGCTATTTAATAATGCAAAAAGATCTGCTTCTTTTCCAGCAAAGCTTAATGCATTACTGTTTTTTTGTACCGTCCATACAACACTGCCGTCATTTATCTCCTGTCCTACAACAGCATTAGCTTCTAAAATCGGTTCAATGGTACCTGTAGTTCCTGCAGTTTTACATAACAAATAAACCCAACTTGGACCGTTACCGTCTTCGGTATATCTTATATCTCCAGCTATAATTTCCTCATTCGGATTCCATGCATTCTTACTTTTTCCAACGATCGTGATTATCTTATTTTTAATATCACTAAGTAAATTAATTCCTTTACCTGCCAAAAGAGTTAGTAAATCTCCCTTTTTAGTTGCAATAACACTATCTTTGCCAATAGTAATGCCTTTTAAATTAAAGTCATTTGGATGAGCCTCTGTATCTTCATTATGCTCAGTGACTTTATCCTCTGCAATTTTTCTTGCATTAGCCACTGTTACTATACCTTCAGGATCAATAATCGCTGTTATATTCGCCATGTTTTCCGTTACTACATTAATACTAAATTCTTCTGAAATCACAACAGAGCTTGATGCGGAAGGCAGAAAATCAGGGGATGTATCTGTCATTATTGCATACATTATTTCCCCAACATCAGGATCATTTGCAAATACACCACATTCACGAATATAGTACCCTTCTGAAAGTTCAGCATTAGTAACAATACTCTGAATTTTAGCTAATCCACCATTAACACTGATTGCCGTTAATCCTAAAGCTTGTTTGGGTTGAATTAAATCAGTAAGATCTTCTGGCGATACTCCATCTGGAATAATACCAGAACCCAATTTCATCTTAGTGATCGTTAATGTACTACCAGCAATAGCTTTTGCCTGTAATACCTTTCCTTGTTTAGTCAACATTAAATTTGCCCAGTTTGGCATGTTACTTCAACTCCTTTGTGTACATAGATTGCAGCTCCAAAATAATTATTGATATTTAAAATCTGTGGTTTTATCTGTGATGGGAAAATCTCCACTTTTCTCATTGAAGAATAGACCCCTCCAACAAATAAGGAGCCAGCTATCTGACGGTCAAAACTTAAAGCGTCAAGCCAACTCCTAACATTCTTACTTTCTTTAATTGCCCTATACAAATTGTCCAAAACAGATTTATCTGGAATGCCTTCTGAAATCATTCTTACCTGAAAATGATATGGTTTCCCACCATATTCCCAATTCTCATAAACTTTTGCTGATTTAAAAACAGCTGTACATACTTCCTCTACTGCAGCAGGAGTGCCTTTTCTCCGATGCCAGTCAATGGCCTTGCGCACTAATGCCCTTTTTTTATTGATATCTGCCGCATAATCATAAAAATCAACATGATATTGCCAAGCTAGTTCATCCACCAATGTTTCCGGCAACTGATCCAATCGTGGCAGCAACAAAACTAATTCAGCTTTTTCATTAATCGTTTGTAATTTTTCTGCAATGGCATTACAGATATTTCTTATCGTTTCGTCGCTTGCAATGCTAGTGGGTAGCAACTCGATTAAATTCAGATTTTGCAGATCATTCATTTTCTAGCCCCCCAAATGTAACATTAACATTTTCAGCTATCGCTACATGGTTATCAGCAACGATCCGAAAAGTAGGCGAAGATATAACCGCTCGCTTGGCGCCAGCATTTTTAATAAGACAGATCAACTCGTCCGGATTGATATCACGGCCAAGCTTAGATTTTTGCCAATCGATATAATCCTCCACCGCTTTCGCTACCGCGCTTTGAACGGCAACAGATTTAGCTTCATTTGCCCGGTCAAGGTAATACGTGAGTGTAAGATCATAATTGACAACCTCCGGAGCAGCCACACGCACATGGTCAGTGAGCGGCCTTACAGATCTATCACTGCACGCTGCCTCTACGATATCCAGCATTTCTTTTCCCGGTATTCCGCCGCCTACAAGTAGCGGTGTTATCAGTACTTGCCCCGGCTCCGGTGATATTACCGATACATCAACAATCAAAGACGAAGCTCGTTTGGCAATTTTAATGTATTCGCCCACTGGTCCAGCTACCGAAAATCCCTCCGGAGCCTCGCGAATAGCCTCACGCAAAGAATCGTCACTCTCGACATCTGAACCTCCCTCCGACGTTGTGGTATTGACCATTCCAGCGACGTACGGAATTGGATCAACAATCTTATTGATTTCTCCCGGCAGATAGCCATTACCGAGAACACCAGCCACAGTACAGGTAGCCGCTACAGAGACGTCCAACTGTCCAGCTATGACCGTTGCATCCTGATCAATAGCAAAAAACACATTATCTCCAGCTGTCGCCCGCGTACCTGCTGGAATGTTTGTCGCAACGGACCGCACCTCCGACAGGGTTATTTTAATTGTCGTGACAGAGGCCTTGGCGCCAATACGTTCTGCCCCGACAAGTATGCCCAAGTGATCCAGGTTAGCACCTGCCGAATATCGCAATAAATTTTGTTTGCCGGTGTAGTTGATCTTATTGCACAGCATCAGGATAATGGCCGCAATCACGCATAAAAATAACCGGACAGGATCACCTTGTGCAAGGGTCCTTCCAGTTATTTCCGTATAAAGCTTTATGATATCCGATAATATTTCTTGTTCGTCTGCACTAACAAATTCAATGTCCGGCAGATCACTAAGTTTCATTTATGACCACCTTCACTTTCGCTCTTAAAACGCCCTCCGCATTAGAGCGCCATGTAATTTGTTTTACCGTAACTCGCGGCTCATATTTTTTTAATGCAGCAAATATTTCACTTTCTGCTTTCGCTTTAGCCGATAGCAGCGGCGCATCTACATAGTTTGCGTCAACGCCAAAGTCACGGTCTAATGGTACGCTAAACTTAGACGTGCTAAGTATTGTACTGCAATTTTGTAAAATTTCCATTTGCACATTTTTTGGGGCAAAATCTACGTCAACTCTTTCTCCCGCAGTAAGTTCAAAATCCATCAGCGCACCTCCTCTGTAGAATATTCAGTCAATGTAATATCGACGCTAACGGAAAGTATTTTACCGCCTGCCCGCCAATAGCTTACGTTTTCCCCTATATCCTCCAGCAACCAATAATTATCAGATACCGGCGCACCACCTAAAATAAACGGAAAAACTGCGCCTGTGTCCCTCATTTTCCTCAGCCGCCCCAGCTCGCTTTCAGGATTTATGCCGTGATCAGTGCGCAGCTGGATCTTCATGCTAACTTTTTCAACGTCGGGTCCTAAAAACTCCATTACAGGTTTACGACCAATCAAATCGTGCTTTACCCAGCGGCCGGAACCACTACGCCCGTAATCACTAAAAGTACGAATTTTACCATATGACACAACAAAAGGGATATCTCCCATAGATCCAACTTGCATATTAACCTCCTATGATTACATCCGGACTTCCAGAAGCGACACTGCCTCCACAGTCTATCGGATCACCTACCCTTGCTGCATGCAGTCCATTAATAAGAACTGTGCTGCTGCCGCTGGCGATATGCGCTGTATGTGCTGGATGCACGATGCATCCATGCGGAGCATAACTATCGCCGACACGTCCTGCACCTTTACCGTTAATTATTACATCCGTACTGGCACTCACAAGTACAGTTCCTGGGCAAGCATCATGTCCTGTATCAGTATCGCCTAATCTTGTCGCATACAGCATATCCATCACCCCATTAATTTATTTCAACTACCGCTCCCTGAATGGTTATCATTCCACCAGCAATAATACTAATATCACCTGTAGCATTTACAGTTAAACTTCCGGATTTACGATCATGCTTTATAACAGTACCATCACCAAATTTTACAGCCCTTACATCAGCACTTCGCTCCTGCGGTGCGTCCTCTGCCGAAAAAAAAGATCCTAAAATAAACCCTTCATTTAATCCCTGTCCGCTTTTATTTGGCATCATTAAGCACAGAACTTGCTCATCAATATCAGGTATCCAGTAATCCTTGTCAACCATGCTTCCGCGATTTACAATCATCAAATTACCAGATACCAAATCGTCTTTATCAGAAAAAGCTACTCTTGCAGTATTTGTATTGACGTCAATAGAAGATACCCTCCCGATACGAATTATGTTTTTTATAAAATTAGTATCCATTTAAACACCTTCTTACATCGATATTTGTCGTATAACCGCTGCCAATATCATGTGATGCTCTGGTTATCAAGTACTTATCATCAAAAGCTCCAAATCCTAATAAATTAACTGTAACCCCAGATAATAAGACAAAGTTTCCCAACATATTTAAAGATCCAGTAACTTCGTCTTTATTTTTTTCGCGCAACCGTTTTTTTGCTAAATTTAATGCTTCCGCAACACTTTCAACTTGTTCATTTATTTGCAATGTTTTTCCCTTTTTACCAGCAGCAGTATAAGTTGCCTCAATATTAGATTTTGAACTGCCCTGCTGATAACTAACTCTGCAGGCAGCATAAATATCTCTAATTTTAGTACGCAAACTGTAGCCAGTACCAACAAACAAATATTTCATTCCAGACTCTTTTTTATAAACGGTACCTGGTTTTACTATTGTTATCTTTGCTTTTTCCGCTTCATATTTTGCTTCATCAAAAATAATGATTTTTTTATCACTTATTTTCAATGCCAGGCCTTTATCCTTACAAATTGCATATAAAAAAGACAGATCAGACTGTTCTGTCTGTTCTGCCCTATCCAGCACCGGATTTTCTTCTGTGTCCCAAAACAATGACATTCCTGCAGCTGAAGCTATATCATTAGCGATTACCTGCAGCTTTGCCTTTTCCCAACTCCGGCTACGTTCAGTACCTCTAAGAGTATTATTATCAGGCACGGAAACTGCTTTTATTTGTACTTCTGACGAATAGCCGCTGCTTGTTATTTCATCGATTTCAAACAATCCCAAACGCAAACTTTGTGGTAACGCCGACAAAGTTTGCCAATATTTTTGCTGCAGAATTACATCTAGAAGTGCTCCTTTTTCCGGCATCCATGTCGATTGCCAAAGCCCTGCCTTGTCTTCCAATGTTATCTGCAAATCATCGGCTTCTCCCGATAGATTATCGGTATAGCTGATGCTTTTTAGATATTTACTGATATCAGCTGAAATATCTTTATTATTATATTTTATGATCGTCAATATTCTACGTGCTTCCATTTAACGCCTCCACGGCGGCAGCAAGTTGGTCGGAGTAGGCTTTTCATAATCCGGCACATCCAAAATAATACCTGCTGGAAAAACAACTATGTCAGCATATTGCTGGTTTGCTTCCAGCAGCGCGTTTACGCCACTTTCATCGTCATATAACTTTTTTGCTATACCATCCCACATATCGCCCTGAATTGTGTAATAGGTTTTAGCCATACGAAAGCCTCCTGTTCTGATTCTGCACTTCTGCCAACATTGCTTTAAATTCACGCATTTTTTGATCTAACAAAGTTGAAATTTCAGCAGTATCGGTATTCCCTTGTACGGTAATCTGAGGAGCAAAAGTCGCATTTATACTGCCACTGGTACCCAATGGATTACCCATGATTTCATTAGTTTTGGCCAGCAAGCCTATATTACGTTTATTAGGAGTATGAGGTATCGCACTTTCACCAGAGTTTTCCGCAAAAGTAGTAAGAAATGTCCCCCTGCCATAAATACCGCCATACGCATTTTCTGCAACCTCTGCACCATTACCGGATGCCGTAATATTAACTTTGCCAAAAATAGGTGTAGATAAAAAATTACTAATAGATTGCCATTTTTCGCGAAGCCAGGTTTCAGCACTTGTAAATTGTTCCTGAATATAACTTGTGAATCTAAATATTGCAGCAGATGGATTATCCCAAAAATAATCCCAATATGCCGCTAATGTATCCCAGTTAGCAATTATTGCAGTAACCGCGCCAATGATCCAACCTACAGGCCCAGTGACAAAAAAGGCTATTCTAGCTATTGGACTGTCCCACAAAGTTGTAAAGAACTGTTTGACTGTATCCCAATGCCTGTATAAAATAGTTCCGGCAACGACTAATAAACTGATTCCAATCAATAACCAACCAATAGGGCAAGCTGCCATAGCCGCATTTACCAACATCATTCCACCACTCCACAGCTTCGTTGCCAAAGCCACAGTCCTTTGTGTGCCGGCAAGAAGCATTGTTTTTGATCTTAATACTGCCGTACAATTTCCCAAAGTCGTCTGCCATAAAGCACAGGTAGCCATAAACGCATTATAGCCGGAGATAATAGCTCTACCCGTTTTAAATGTAAGCCATAATAACCCAAAAGTTCCAATAGTGTATATGATCCCCTGTGCTACTATTGGGTGTGCTGTAGCTAAAGCCGATAACTTCCCCGTCCATACAGCTAAAGAATCACCTACATTAGCTATGACAGGTAAAAATCCATTTGCTAATGATATTTGCAACGACTCAAATGCCGAAGAAAGACGTATAATTGCACCTTCTGCATTAGCATTCATCTGCTTTGCCATTTTTTCAGACGCACCATCACTGTTAACTAAAGAATTTGTCAAATCACCAAGCACTTTAGGTCCTGCCTGTAGTACTGCCAGCCACCCCGCTGCTGCCTGCTGCCCGAAAATAGCTTTCGACATAGCCAGCTGTTCTTCTTTACTTAATCCTTTCATTCGTTCTTGCAATTGGCCTACTATGATAGCCATCTTTTGAGGTCCTTCTGCATTGCCAGTTTCAATACCCAAAGTTTTTAAAGCCATTGCAGCTTCTTTTTGTTCATTTGTCAAATCTTCCATTGACAGCCCCAGCTGCTCTAGCGCTTTACTTGCCATTTTAGGCGGTCCGGCCAATCTAATTAAACCAGCTCTCAGCGCTGTACCTGCATTACTCGCTTTAATGCCACTATTAGCCATAATACCTGCTAAAGCGGCTGTCTCCTCCATCGATGCCCCAAATGCGTGTGCTACAGGAGCAGCATATTTCATCGTTTCTCCCAACATTTCCACATTAGTATTTGTGGATGTTATAGTAACAGCATAAACATCAGCCATATGTTGCGCTTTATCAGCACTTAAACCAAAAGCAGTCAGATTATCAGAAACAATATCTGCAGTACGTGCTAAATCAGTATTGCCGGCAGCAGCTAAATTTAATAATCCTGGCATACCTGCAACAATCTCATTTGTCTTCCAACCGGCCATCCCCAGATAACTCATTGCTTCAGCGGATTGCGTCGCAGTAAACTTTGTTTGTTCGCCCAATGACCTTGCTGTTTGCGTCAACAAAGATAATTCAGGCCCTGTAGCATTTGCAATAGCACCAACTTTCGACATAGCAAATTCAAATTTCATTGCAGTCTGAGCTGCAGAGATGAACGGCTGAGCAATAGTGCCAATAGCAGCTGCGGTAGTTAAGAAACTTTGGCGTCTCTCTACAAACTGAGAATTTGCAATATTTTTTTTATTCAATCTATCCTGTAACAACTTCTGTTGTTGCTGAGTTTTATTAAGCGTATCTTGATATCTACCCATTTTTCTTTCATATTGCTCTACGCTCATAGCTCCATTAGTAAACTCAGCATTTAATTTTTTTTGAGCAAGATCTATTCTTTTAACAGTCTGTTGTAATTCTGTCAATTGCGAATTTGCCATCTTGGTCGATGATGTAAAACTATTAGATAGCATTCCATTTATAACAAATGCTGTCGTAAATATATTCGCCATTTTTTGCCTCCATTAAAAATTTATAGTATAATAACTATAAAGAGGTGAGCTTTATGATTATTCTTGCAATTTTGTTTTGTATTGGTTTTATATTGATGTGTATAGTCGGGTTCTTTCATGCAATGATAAAAAATAGACGGGAAGAAAAAGCATTACAATATGATTCTTCTGCTAAATATGATGGCGTCTACAAGCCCCTCTATGATCCTGACACATATGATGGCATTCACGATCCAGAAGTGATAGCAGTATTAAAAGATTGTGACGAAGTTTGTTCGCGTTCCCCAATAAAAAAAGAATATTTACGTTAAAAGCCCACAGCATTATTCATGCAGTGGGCTTTCTTTTTTTATTTACGGCACTTATTGTTTCAAGCCATTTCTCTAATTCGTTCACTGGTTGATTAAACCAAAAATGAACATTACCATATTCAAATAAGCATACTGCTATTTCCCGGATAACTCCTGCAGGGCTTGATCGGTCAAAGTGCCTACTAAAAAAACTGATACATTAGAAGTCACTGCAACATATTCCCTAATTGGCAAACCCTTAATATCATCAATTGTGACACCTAAAACCTTCGCCGCAATAACAGCATGGAATGTTTTAGAGTACACAATTTCCGGGGTACCATCTCCAAGAATCCTTGCCTGCTGCTCTGCGGCCGCAAAATCATATCCCGTTAGTTCTCCCAATCCTTGTTTAAGTTTTTTATAATCTACTTTCATCATTTACCTCCAAATTTTAAAAGGGGCACCACTCTGCGAGCCGCCCCCTTTATTTATTTTTAATTCAGACCCAACGCCTCACGGACATCGGCAAGATAGTCAGTACCGCCAATATTAGAAATATAATTATATTTATCAACTTCCAGCACGGTTTCGCCAGCAATAATCACTTTAATATAATTAGTTTCAATGGTGTTACTGGAGCCGGTAGTCGTTCCAACGTCTAATTTGCCGAGTTCGGTTTTTTTCGGCACGCCGCGGATCACGCATTTTACAGCCTTTACGACGTACTCACTTTTTTCAGGGTCGTAAAACTGCTGCGCGCCGCGCAGGTCTAAGCTAACCCCCTTTTGAGATGCCAGGTTCATTCCAGGTTTAGAAATAGTACGCCAGTTAAGTACAGTTTCCATACTCCCAAAGTGCCCTAAAACAGGACTGTCTACCTCACCGGCAATACCAGCACCCTTTACTGTTTCGGTCATTGCATCCAAAGACGGTAGCTGGACATCAGTTACGCCAAGAAGATCATTTCCGTCATTATAGGCTCTAAAGTTAATTAGCTTTTCCGGAACAACATTATTACTCATCTTTCATCCTCCTCATTAACCAAACAACGTCTCAAGATAAGACGTATCAAACTCGATAGTATTTTCAATGACACGTGCCGGAACCGGTGGCGTAAAATAAGTATGGAATCTTACAATACCATCCATCTGATCTGTTGTTGGATTCTCCTCTTTCAAATATTCAATTCTTCCACCAAGCAAGAACCCTCTTGAAACAAATCCATTAATGCGAATATTTTCGCTATCCACGACAAGATCAATAAGTCGTTTGTTCATCGGGTTATCTACTTTAGACCAATAACTTTGAATAAAGGTCTGTGCATGCCAATTGAACATACGCCGTAAACAAATAAAATTGTCTTTTACATCTGTATTTGCAGGATAACAACCAGTACGATTCCCCCACAACTTCCATCCACCGATAAAGTTCAGAGCAGTAACTACACCCTGCCCATTAAGATAATTAGCTTGTTCCAGATCTAAAACCACTTCAGTTCCATCAGACAAACATAAACCATCCATTTGTATATTTTTATTTGAAGGACTTTCATAGGGAATATCATCATTTTTTGCATCCAAAACGCCCATCGCCCCCATTACCGCAGTAGAAAGATGATATTTCTTTTCGCCAAGTTTTACCATAGGCCAGCAGACTATTTGATCCACTCCAACATAATTGTTATTATTTTTCCAAGCCGGAACATCGGTATATTTTCTTACTGTGTCAGCCGGAACATCTACCAAAACAGAAGCTTTAAACAAACCGTTAATAGTACTTGCTTTGGCAGTCATAACAGCGGCCACTTCTGGATCGTGTGTCCAACCAGGAGCAAGCACCATACCAGGTACTAAACGATACAGAGGAAATACTTTTGAAAGATTCTCAAGACCTGTGTATGCGCCCGTACTGATATCAATACCACCAATAATGTCATCCTTATCCACGGCTGAGGGATCAATTTTTTCATAGTCCAAAAAAGCACTGTCTGTAAGCTGTCCGCCACTTAATGCAGTAATTACTAAATTCCCATCACTGTCAAAAGCAGCTTCATAGTCAACGCCTTCCGTCAGCGGTTGTCCGGCAGATGCTTTTTTTACTTTCAATGTTTCAAGTAACACTGGATCATTTACAATCACCGTTTTTTCACTGTTAAACTGAACTTCTTTATCACTGACCGTTGCTTTATGTTTTTTTGGATCTAAAACATTAACAAAAACTGTCGGTGAAACTGCATAAAGCGAATATTGGCTATAAATAGTTTCGCAAAGAGTGTATTTCTCCCAATCTTCACTGTATCCCATAGCTGCTACCGCTTCTGCATATGTATAGCACAAAATAGGTTTATTAACCTCTGCTCTGTTACTTGCCAAATGAATTGGAGCCGTACCAAAAACAACTGGTAACCCAGCAGTAGAATTTACTGCCGGAACAATAGATGTTGGCACCTCAGATGTATATACGCCATGCTTATATGCCATATGTTATTCCTCCTTTTCTGCCAAAACAGCAGCTTGGTAATATTTATTCATAGGTGTTCCCGCTTTTGCAATAGCCCTTTCAGCTTCTGGCAATTCTGAAACAGCTACAAACAGTTTTTTAATTTGCGGACACTTTTCAAATACATCATCAATATGAGTTGGTAACCCGCCAATGAATACCTGATATTTCAATAACTTTCCGTTTTTGTAAGACGGGCCTACATAAATCAAGCGTTCAGGCTTAGTGGTCTGACTGCTTTTTTTGTTAATAGCCATAATTTATTTCCTCCTCTACTGGCTTGCCCAGTGTGTAACTAACTGTCATTAAGCCCTGCCACTGCGGGAAAGGCTGCTCATCTGCCACCTTAGATTTGATAGGCAAGATAAGCCGATGCTTATTTGCTACAGTACGCTTTTTAAGCAATGCCTGACGTACATGTTCCATAAGATTAAACAAGCTGCGCCACCCCTCAGAAGTATCACCGTCAATGATACTAAATCCTATTTCAACCTTTGCTGCACTCTGCTCATCACCATCTTCACATTCAAGAACCAGCACATAAATACATGATTCACTTTCTTTGGCATTCGTTTTCACCGGCAGGTATCCAGAATAAACAGTTATCGGAGTATAAGAACCGTCAGATTGCTGCGATTCATATTCTCGGACAACATTTTTTAGAAACGCTGCCAGATTTTCCATCAATTCGACTTGTGTCATTACCGCCCTCCAAATTTTCCATAACGATATGAAATTTCATG